GATGCTGCGGATGTGCCGCTGATGGTCAGTACCCGCCCTGCTTCGCCTGTTGCTGTCCAAGGGTTTGTCAGGGTTTGGGTGGTGTTGCCAAGCAAGATGGATGTTGCGCCTGTAGCGCTGTAGGTGTTGGTGATGGTCTTGAAGGTGTTGTTGCCAGAGATGGTCAACGCACCCGCACCGCCTTGGTTGAGGGTGATGCCAGAGTAAGAAATGTTGCCGCCAGCAAATAATTTGGCAGATGCAGACGTTAGGCTGATTGTGCCTGTACCTGTAACGGTTAGGCCGGTGGCGTTAGCGGCTGTTAAACCTGTTGTACCCGCAAGCGACCAAGTGCCAGAACCAATAGCCAGCACCCTAGTTCCAGAATTACCCGGAACCAAGTTAATTCCAGCCGCACTCCCGCTTAATGTAAAGTTGTACCCGTTTGCGTCAAAAGTTCCATTAACAAGCGTAAGGCCAAATGTGCCGGAAGTGCTGGTTACAAAAGCATCCTGCAACGTCACCGACCCGCCGGGTGTGTTAATTGTAAATGGTTGCGTAAACGTCATTCCCGCACTTGTAATTGTCTGACTTCCGCGACCAGCAAAAACTAATCCGCCTGAAACCGAATGCGTTGTTCCCGTCCCGTTAATCCAGTTGCCGTAAATTACCGGTATGTTTGAACTATTTGCGAACGTCACCAAAGCACTGCCGTTGCGCTCATTCATGTCAAGTGTGCCAATATTGTAGTTGGCGTTGACTGTGATGGTTGAACCGCTAGTGGGTTTGGCAAACGGTATAAACGCCGTGTCTTGCGCGAGTGGGAAAGCCGTCGCATCCGCCGACCCGCCGTTTGTTAATGACCAACTTGATGTAGCGGACCCCCAATTAACGCCGCTGGCTTGCGCCCAGTACACCGTTTTAGCCGCAGGGAATGTAATTCCGCTATTGCCTTTGGCATCACCAAACCGAGTGCCGGAGATTGGAGCAGCAGCGCCAGCAATGGTGATGTCACGGAAGTCAATGTCAGCAGCGCCAGCGGTCAGAGTGCCAACCGTCAATGTTCGGGGTGTGCCGATGGTGTCAGACGCCAAGAACGTGCGGTAGGCAGAGGCTGTTCCAGCGTTCAGCGTCAGGGTGGTGATGGTTTGGTTGGCGTTAAATGTGACCGGGATAATTCCCACCGTTGTGCGACTAGCAAAAGACAACGTGTTAAACGTGTTTGCGCCGGCGATTGTGATGCTGCTTGCGGCAGCACTGGTAAAACTGACGTTGTTAAAAATTTGTCCGCCACCGTTTAATATAGGAGAAGCGCCAGTTAAAGAAATTGTTGAAGTGCCTGCGCTAAAAGTTAAATTTGTTGTTGTAGTGATTGATATTGAAAAGGCCGTGCCACCAGAAAGCGTTAAGGTACTCCCACTTAGCGTAACCGACCGTATGTTGCTACTAGTTGATTGAAAAACACCTGCGGTTAAAGCGTAGTTACTCGCTGATGTGTTAAAAGCCCCATAAGTAACTGTAACAATATTTGAACTAATATTTAACGCACTTCCCAGCGTCCATGTAGAGCCAACGCCAATAATCGTACAGGTTGAATTAAGCGTCAGCCCGTTGGTTGTAAACGTGTAGCTACCGTTACCGGCCCAGCCCATTTCGGCTGTGTACGTCCAAGTGATGCCCGTAGCAGCAAAACTCACGTTGCCGTGGAAAGCAATGCCCACCGAGCCAGCAAAGGTCACGTTGCCAACTAACGGGCCAGCCATTGTGAACGAGGCACATCGGGCAAGCGTTACACCAGCGTCAATTGTGGCTGTATAGGCTGTAGCGTTTGAGGCTGAATCAAAATTGACTGCATCAAGTGATGTTGGGATAGCTGCGCCAGAGCCACCCCCAGATGATGTAGACCACTTGGTTGTGGATGACCAGTTGCCTGTGCCGCCTACCCAATACAGTGTGCGAGGTGCTGGTGCGGCTGTCCTGAATACAGGGGCTGCGGCTGTGCCGGTACTGTTGGCTCCAGCGTAAAACTCACCGGGGCTTGTTGTGGAAAAACCCCAAGTACCCATTGCCAAGTAATCAACGCCAGTAACCGCAGGGCCAGCAATTAGGTTTGAGGCGCTTGTACCTATGATTGTTACTACGTTGCCCGCCGTGCCTGTTACAGACCATTTTCCAAAAGTGTTTGTGTTGCCACCAAAATCAATTGTGTGCGCTACCGTTTTAGTTGAAGCAAGCTCGCCAAATCTACCGCTGTTAAGAACAGTTGTTGTCGATGTCCCTGTTGCTCCGCCAATGGTTAACTTGTTGTAATAAAGATTGCCAGTGTTAAATGTTCTTGCGGAAGTGGAGGTATCGGAAAGGACGATGGTTGAGGTTCCTACAAAAAAAACAGGCGCATTACCCAAATCCCAAACAGTGCCTATGCCCGTTAACGTCCAAGTACCTGACCCCATCCTTAAAGTGTTTGCTGAGCTGTTATTGACCAACGACCCTGTTGTCACGTTGTATGTGACAGCATCAAACGTGCCCCTGTTTAGGGTGAGAGTTCTTAAAGAATTTAAAGATAGTGCATCGGCAAGCTGGACATTTCCAAGCGGGTTATTAAAAAATACTCCACAGCCAAACTGAACGCCGTTGCTGGTAATTGTCTGTGTTCCGTTTTTAGCGAATACTATTGTGGCCGTATTGCTGGTAGATGTAACCCCTGTGCCAAATTTCCAGTCGCCATAAATAATCGGACCGTCGTTGATGTTAACCGTAAGTGTCATTGCACTTGTGCGCAAAGAAGCGTCAAACGTCCCAATGCTCCAGTTTGTTTGGATTGTTATTGTTCCTGCGGCCCCTGTGTTATCAAACACGGCTGTGTCTTGAGCTAACGGGAAGTTGTTGATATTGGGTGTGCCACCAGACCCTGTGGCCCAAGCGGTTGCAGACCAGTTTTGTGTCCCTGCTAAATTCCAGTACACCGTCTTTGGTGCGGGGAACGTAATTCCTGTGTTTCCGCCGCCGTCACCTGCGCGTGTAGGCGCCGCGCCTGATGCAGCGCCAGCAAGGTTGATGTCATAAAAGTCGCAATCAGTTGCAGAGATAGCGTTGACCGTTAAAGTGCGCGGAGTTCCCGTGACACTGGAGCGTAATGCGGCTCGTCGTATTGGAGATGCTCCTGCGCAAGTTAAAGTCCCATTTACAGTTATATTTCCATTAAACAACAAACCATACGTTGATGCGGTTCCACCCGTAGAAAATGTAAGATTGTTAAAAGTTGCGCCACTTGGCATTCCAACGTTACTGGCTGCGTTAACAGAGGGCGTAACGTTGTAAAAAGTAAGGCCGTCCCCCGTAAACACCTGAACGTTATTTATACTTGACGTGCCGGACGAAAAAGTTAAATTTGCTGTAGTGCTTATTTGAAAAAAAGTTACGGTAATTGTACTTGCGCCAAGGTTAATGGCTCTGACGTTGGCGTTGGTTGAGCCAAAACTGCTGAGAGTGACGTTATATCCCTGAGTATTAAACGTACCGTTTGTAACCGTCAAAGACAGCGAACTGTTAAATGCATCAGCAAGCTGTACTGTGCCGCCGTAGGTGTCGATGGTGATGGGGCAGGAAAATGTTTTACCAGCGCTGGTGATGGTTTGGGTTGTGCCGCCGGAGAAAGTTAACGTGCCGCTATTGCTATACGTAACCCCAGAGCCATTAGTTAAATTGCCATACACCGTGTAAGAGTTTGGTATATTTAATGCAACTGCCGAGGTTCTTCCGGAAAAATCAACATTAGGAAGATACTGTATTGCCGCATCAAGTGAAACTGTACCCGCACCCCCTGCATTGGTAAAAGTAGCCGTATCTTGGGGCAGGGGGAAGTTATCTGTCGATGGTGTTCCGGTGGCTGTTGTTGCCCATGCATTAGCCGACCAGTTCTGCGACCCACCCAAATTCCAATACACCGTCTTTGGCGTACTGAACGTGATGCCCCTGCACTCACCGCGATTGCCGATGCGTGTTCCGCTGATGGGGGCTGATGTGCCACGGACGTACAGGCCACGGAAGTCTGCGTCTGTCAGGCTTGGGGCAGAGTTGACCACCAGATCAACAGAAATGCCATAAGTTGAACTGAGGAACCAAACGCGCCTGTTACCTGCTGTGCCTGTGGTGGACAGTGTGCCGTTGATCGTTTGCTGGGCGCTAAAGGTGACGTTGGTTACGCCAGCGGTGGATGGCGCTGTGACAGAAAAGTTGTTGAATGTGTTTGTGCCAGTTATTGTTTTAGTGGCAGCAGTGGTTGATGTAAAGGCTACGTTATAAAACGTCAAACCAAGCGTATTAATGCCGGATGTTGACGCAGTAAAGTTAATCTGACTCGTGCCAGCGTTAAAAGTTAAGCCCAATGATGTCGTAAAAGACAACGCAGCACTGGCAGCAACGCTAATAGTAACGGTTGACCCATTAAAGTTAATGGTTCTTGATTGTGAGCCAGAAGAAGCAAATTGACCGCCGCAGTTTATTGACCAGTTATTTAATGAGGACGTATCAAACGTTCCTGCTAAAAAGTTCAAGCGGTTTAAAGTTGTTAGGTTACTCCCCAACGTCCAGCCGCCACCAATACCATTAAATTCTATTTCACCAGAAATTGTTACGCCATTAGTTGTGACTGTGCGACCTGTTGTGGTGGAACTAAACGTAATTGCACCCGTGGCACTCCATACAGTCCCCGCCAACAGCGACATGGAGCCACGCACGTTCAGCGTAGGTGATGTACCCGTGGCAAACGTAACCGTACCCGCTGACACTGTAATGTCCAGACAGGCCAAAGCGCCCGTCATGGTGACGGTGTATGTTCCCGCTTGGTCAAAGAATACGCTATCCGCTACGGTCGGGACAGACGCACCACTACCCCCGCCGGAGGTAGCAGACCAGTTTGTAGTGCTGCTTGTGTTCCAAGTACCCGCACCACCAACCCAGAAGCGATCAGCCATTTTTACTCCTCAGTTGGAGGAGTTTCTTCAACAACTTCTGCTGGTGGGGCGGTTACGATGGCAATCCAGTTGTCCACGCGCTGGGTCTTCATAGCATCAATCTGCTCGTCAGTCATGCCGTGGTCGTCAGGCAGGTGCAAGGCGTCCCGGAAGACGCCGTGCGGTGTGTCAAATTCAAAGTCGATCTTGACCACGGGAAATCCTTACACAGCTACCAATTGGTCTTCTTCAAACCAGCGTTGTGTGACGTTGCCGTCAGCATCAGTCCACTCAATCATGTAGAAGAAGTTGCCGTCTTCGTCCATGCGCAGAGCTTGAACTGGGCCTTCTGGTACGACTGCGATCAATTTGACAGCTTGGCCTTTTGCAAATTTTGTTGCCATGATTTAACTCCTGATTAAGTCGCTGTTAAGCTAAATGTGTAAGTTACGTTCAAGGTATCGCCTGACACCACCGAGCGGTCGCCGGGAGATTGAAAGTCAGAAGCCGAGAACAAGATACCAGTAGTGCCGGACTTGGTGCTGTTGCTAATCAAAAACGCACCAGCAATTGTTGAAGTGGCATTGATGCTAAATGAAGCCGGAGAAGCTGAGTTGGTTTGTACAGATGGGTTGGCTGTGGTGGCTGTACCAAATGTAGCTGCTGGGCGAGTTGCGTTGCTGTAACCGACGTTTTCAGTCCACCCAGCGTGAGATGATGCAGTGTCACCGGCAGCAATCGTAGTGCCAGAACCCGGACCGTTAATCAGACCGATAAACCAAGCGGCTGTGTACGCAGAGCCTTTGAAATACTGCGCGTTCATGTCTTGCAGACCGACGTTCACCACCAAGTTCTGCGAGCTTTCTTCCCACTTTAGCTTGCCGTCTTTGTCAAAACATTGAAGCGTGTAAACACCGCCAGCGCCAACGCCTTCGGTTACAGGTTTTGCAGTTGCCAAGGCTGCGGCTACGATGTCTGTAGATTTGGCGGCTTCATTAAACATGATATTTCCTTAATTTGAAGAGCGAATTAACGCGGTTGTTGCCGTATTAGATGGCATGGTTACGAGGAAAGAGCTGGATGTTTTGTCTGAGCCAAAGTCCAACACCGCCACCGATCTGTTTGCCTTGGTAACATTGTAGATCAAAGCGCACCGCGCTGTCACTGCCGCACCAAAAGCTGCATTGTTAAAGTTCACGTATGCGGTGTAGCCATCAGAATTAATGGTCACGCCAGTCAACGCAATCCCACCTGCCACATAGCCACCGCCCGTCACCTCATTGGTAACGCTGTAAACCGTTGTGGCCTCGTTTAAATCTGCGCTAGCTGTGTACAGAGCGATCTTGAACGTATCTGTCGTAAAGTCATGCACGGCCTGATACAGCTCCTTTTTGAAGCTGGTGGTTTGCGTTTGGACAATAGAACTCATGAAACTTGAATCCTAAGTTGGCCGTCACGGTAAGCATCCATACGCTGTTTGCCATCACCCAAGTTCTTGAGCAGAGCAATCGCTTGCACATAGCGATCTTGATACAACTTAACCATGTCTGCCTCACCCTTCATGTAGGTGACTGCCTCGCACATCGTTCCATACAACAATGCAGAGTCAAAGTTATCGCCCAACCAAGTCTGGCCAGCAGTCACAATGGATTCTGGGTAGTAGTAAAAATGCAACTCCACACCGTAGTTGGTGTTTGGTGTAGGGCCAAGGATAAACGACAACTCTTTGGAATCAGATGTTGACGGGCCAAAGATGGCGTAATGCTTTGGAAGACCCGTTGCAGATGAGCTGGGATATGCTTCACGGATGAAGTTCACATCTTTGTTTAACAAATAAAGATAGTCGCCGTTGGTGTCAATCACTGCCAAAGAATATGTAGACAGGAAGTCGCCGGGAGCAGACAAGTATTTATTGTTTGCCGACAAAGTACCCGTCATGTTTCTACGCAAATTGGCGATCTGAACAGTGTTGTAAATACGCTGCTCCGCCTGCCGAATAAACGTGTCCATATCCACCGTGGGAAACGTGTTCTCACAGTAATCTGAAACCAACGTGACGAGTTCGTTGTATGTCATGCCATCGGGCCTCTAGACATAAAGCCTTTGGTAGCTGCACCTGCGCCACGCATCTTGATACCAGAAGTTTTTGGTTCACCACCAGAAGATTTATTGATGTTGCCTACAGTCATATCAACTGTATCAGCACGGCTTCTGTTAGGACCAGAGCCAGGATTCTCTTTAGGAGCAACCTTCTCGCCCTTCATTGTGTGCGGAGGAGCGTAGACTTTGGCATCGCCAACTTCTTTACCCAACATCATTTTGCTGTATTTAGCCATATTAGCCTCGCTTTTGTGCTGCAATTTTAGCCAAATTACGGCCCATTGTTTTCATGTTGGCATTGGTTTTACCAACGGTACCATGTATGGGGCCATGTTGATTGGCCACTTTAGGACCGCTATTACCAAGGTTTTTACCCTCGGTCTTACCTTTTTTAGCAATGCCGTCTGCTGATCGTGTGTATGCCATGTTTAGCTCCTTAAGATGTTACAAAACAATTTGATTTTTGCAAATTTTCCACTCCGGGTATTACTTGCAAATTATGGGGCAAATGCAACCCAGATACAAGCTTTCCTTGAAGCGGAATGATGTGGTCTACGTGCCATGAAAACCCAAACAATTGTGTTCTTAGTCGGGCCAATTCGTAGGCTTGCTCTACCATCCAGTGGTCTTCATCGGTAAACCAAATTGGCTTGCGTAGATGTATGGCCGCTCTACGCCTAGCATCCATAGCTGCAACTTTACTTGGATTGTTAATTTTCCAATTTTTATTTTTTTGTTGGACTTTAGTTTTGTGATTGGTATACCTATTGATGTCAGACGTTTTACGATACGCTACAGCCAATTCAGGATTTTTTAATGCCCATTTTTTTTTGCGTGCATTGTCGCAAGCTTTGCAATGAGCTTGATACCCATCTTTACTATTGACGGCTTGCTTGTAAAACAAGTCGTAAGATTTAGCAATTTGGCAACGAGAACAAGTTTTCATGATATTGTTACCGTTCCAACTGAGGTTGTAGCAACAAGGTAGTTTGGAGTTAATGCTACAACAAAATTACTAGATCCGCCTACGGGCAGCCAACCCCACTGAATATCTCGCGAACCACCAGTCAAATTACCCGCAGTATTCAAGCCCGCAGTCACATACGTTGTGTCTGGCCGTGGCTGATACAAAGCCTGTGGATCATTAACTGGATACATTCCTAACTGTAACTGAGGCTGGTCAGGATCCCAGCAAGCATCACATACTTTAAGTTGATAAAGCTTGGTCTTGATGACCTCCATCTTTAACTGTTTCAACTTATAGCGCTGCCCACACCGATCACATTCGGCAATTGCATATTTACCGGATGCAAAAGGAGTTGCCATTAAGAACCACCACCAATAAACGCTATACGAGGCACCAACCTCAGTGTAGCCTTTTCCCTATCTTCTTGAGCCGCTAGAGCATACTGTTCGTCATAGACTCTTTTAAGCATATCTAGACGGCCTTGTAGTTCAGGCACCTTCATGGCTATGTAGTAGGCTAATCCGGCCGCTACACAAGGCAGGAATCGGAAATTCATATCAGATGTCTGTACACCAGCACCAGCGTCTTGGATGCGGCGCATTCTGTAATACACAAACTGGTACTGCTGTGAGTTATCGGGTGTAGGCCAGACAGTAACGGCAGGAAGTTGGGGCACAAACACCGCAGTTCCACTTGTCTGTGCGGCAGCTGTTGTATTGTTCTGGCCACGGAACACACCGCCCAGCACATTACCGCTGATGTATGTGTAGTAAATGTCTTCAGTGCCTAAACGAATAAATCCAGACCCAGCTAGTCCAACCACCGTACTAAGCGTGATTGATGTGTCGCTTGATGTAATGTTTCCACTAAGTACAGCGGTAGTAGGATTGGTTTCACCAGAAAGCCGCTGAATCCAAACTTGGATTGGCCTGCCTTGAACCAACTTGTTAGGGATCGTTGCATAAGTAGAAACGCTAATGCGGGTAATACTCAGGTCGGCTTGGGTAGATGAGTTGTTGGCTTGTGTTCGGATCACATGGTCCAACAAGTCAATCGTATCTGTAGGCAAAGCGTATGTGGCCAATCCGGGAGTCAGAGTAATAGTCCCCGTCTCAATCGTCCACATATTGATGCCACGATTAGCCCACTCAATGGTCATCAGGTTAAGAGAACGGCGAGCTGTGCGTAGGTCATAACCAGTACGCATCTCACGGCCAGCTCTCTCCCACGCCTCTTCAGCGAGCTCGGTGAACTCCATGTTAAAGGCTGTGGTTCCTGTAGTGGTCATTTTTTAGCAGTCTTTGCAGAGTTAATGAACGCTTGAGCTGTAGGTGCGCCTTTAGAGCCGGGCTTACGCATCTTCTCTTTAGAGCCAGCTGCGATACGTTTTCTTTTGGCGTTAATGTTGGCATACAAACCAACAGGGCCGCCTTCAGCATACTCGGTAAAGTCGGTGTCATCCCTGCGCGACTTGCGCACACCTTTGGGCATCTTTGAGTAGCGCAAAGCTCCCATTCCACGGCTTGCCATCATGATTTAGCACATCTTTCCGCGCGTTTTACCACGCTCAGCAATACCATCACCACGCTTAGAAGCAGTCATGCCGCCGCTGGCTTTCTTGACAACCTTCTTCTTAGGAGCCGCTGAACCCCCATCTACATCTTGAGGGGGCTTCATGCCTTCAGTGAAGATGCCACGATTCATTTTACGATCATAGTCGGCCAGCTCTTTAGCTGTAGGGCCGCCTTGACCGCCACGACCAGCACCGGCTTTTTCGCGAGCTCTGTCTTCCAGCTCCAGCTCCATATCAGTGATGCCTTTGTATGTGTATGGGGTTTCAGCCATATCAACTCCTTAACACTTTCCGCCGCCGCGCTTCATCACAATTTGAGTGCCTTTGGTTTTGCCTTTAGTGGCAACGCCATCAGCCGCTTTTGTATAGCCGCCTTTTGCATAGGCCATACCGCCCATGTTTAATTTGGTCATAGACGCGCCTTTGTGCAAACGGCCTTCATGTTTGTTAACGGCCTTCTGCATCATCTTCTTGTCCATCTTTACGTCTTCGTGTTTCATATCGCCACCTTTAGAAAATTTACGGCCTTTGTCGGCCTCATTAAACTCTTTACCCACAGACTGTGGGACACCTGCTTTCTTAGCAAACTTTGGGTTATTAGCCACAGCCGCCATGAAATTGTGTTGCCTCTTGCTAGTGCTTGGCATTATCGCCCCGCTTGAATA